AGTTTCTGGATCGTACCAAGCAGGTTCATTATGATTGCCGTCTGCAATGGCGGGGCATTGTAATAAACCCTTCAATGTTTCCCGCAACCGTTCAATCTCGTCGGCGTATGGCTGTACAGCCTTGATCCATGCCTCACGGTGGCCCTTGCTGTACCACTTGCCATCCTTCCATTCACCGCCATTCATCGCCAATGCAATGTCAGCAGCCATTTGTTCCGTCTTATCCATCACTCACCCTCCTTCAGTGCGGCACAAACAATATCATTAACTCTTTCATCGTTTTTTACATAAGGCAAAGCCCATCGCAAAGCATCCCGCAATTGTTCAATCTTGTTGGCGGCTTCATATTTATTTCTACATGGTTCGCACAACCATCCTTTTGAACAAACTTCTCCATGACCAATCGTTTCGCCGCATCCTTCGTATTCCATCACCACTGCACCTCCCCGTTAATCACGACCTGCACATACCACCTGTCGCCGTTGTCGCCGTCCCGCTCATGGCGGACTATCCATTGTCTCATGGCCTTCCTCTTTTTTTAACGATTACCCATTTTTCAAATATTGATACGCCATCTGGCAGTTCATAAAACACACTATCATGTGGCATTTCCACCTGATAATATCGCGACCACACCGTGCAGTAGAAGTGGACGGTATGAAAACCGCCGATAACGCGCATCCTCATTTAAATTCATCCAACATTTTAATCACATCATTACAGTGAATAGCCCCTTCTGGAACATGATTGCCTTTATCAATGCGGATCAACACCCACTGGCCCATGCCGGGCATTACATAAACCGTTCCATATGCGTCAGGGATAGGCTCTTCTGGCTTGTTATTATGTTTATACCAATAATAGTTGATCTGTTTCATGACCGCACCATTCCGCAATAGCCGTGGGTTGTGCTGTAAGTGACAAGTTCGTCACGGCCCTCTTGCCAACCAGGTACTTGGAGCCACCGCCAAGCCATGCATTCTTTTGCATCGCAACAATACCCAACGCTTCGGTTATGCTTCATAGGGCATAGTTTTTCTTCTGCTTCATCAGGCGTCACATAGTGTGGGTTGTCAGTCATCTTCTGCCCTTTCTACTGCATCCAAATATTGAGAAAACATTGATTGGGTATCAGGTATTAAAAACCCCGCTTTAATCCATTCTGTTTGCGGAATAACTACCGTACCCGCTTCATCATCGCACCAAGCATGGTTCCACATTTCTTGAAGCATTTCTTTAAAAGTTTCATAATCTGATTTCATTTCACTCTCCTACTAAACCACAAAAACCAAACAGATCGCTATAGTGGGTATCCCACGTCTCTGTTTCCTTATTCCAATCATCAACAATGGTTTCCCATCGCCACCCGGCGCACTTACGACCGATGCAAGCCTTACCAACTGGCACACCATTATGGTGTACAACAATTCCACCAACACCCATCGGGCAGACAGTACGTTCGCATTCTTCTTCAACGATATAGTTCATTGCACGGGTTCCTTTTTGCTTTCCATGATGACGGATGAAAACACCATAGCGGCTTTGCTACGATCAGGCTCATCCATGTTGTTTAATACGGCCGCTGTAAATGCAGACAGGATGTGCAATACCGTGCCAATGGACAAACCATTAACGGCTGCGCCAATCTTGTCGTAGGCTTTAATGTGCTTCTCTTGCTTCTTTTTTTCTATGTGGTCTTTTAGGTCGATAGTCATTTCAGTTTAAACCTTTTCACTTTAATTTTGCGGCGTGGGTGAATAGATTCATCAAGAACGGCTTGGCCGCTTCGCAACATTTCTTGAAGGGTACGCTCTATATCTTCTTTCTTGAAAGCACGTAGCTTATTAACAATAACTCCAAACGTCTCGCCATCTTCACGCTCCAACAGGCTTTCCAATCGGCTCACTAGAGCGGTTTTAGGGGCATCTTTTACTCGATCGTTACCAACAACAAGTCGGGTCTTTTCTTCCGCATCACGGCGCACAAGTGCATAAGCCCAACGAACATGTTCAACTGTACGGATACCTTCCGGCACGGCTAGAATAAACGAAATCTTGGCGATCAATTCCTTGGCACGAAGAAACAAGGACGACATGCCAGACTTTTCTGTATGATCTTCAGCAAGGCTATGCATGATTTCCATGGCGTTTTCTAACATATCCTCGGCCTCTGGCGTGGTAGATATCCTTACCTTTGAACCGTAGTTTTCAATGCGAGTAGCAGTCTTATCGTAATGGCCGGACATATAGAGTTGCTGGAGAGCAAGTTCTAATTCCAATGGCATTGGCCGTTTACGGAACTTCCTTTTCTCTGGTGGTACGTCATCCTTCTCTTCAAAAATTAATGCGCGACCGAAGAACCCATTGGCGGCTGTCTCTTGGGTAACCAGTCCACTAAACGTAATACCTGTTGTAAACCCTAAAAGGGACAGGAATGGCTGTCTTAAACCCGACCTTAATTGTTCTAAAGACCGCTCTAACTCAACAAGTTCTCTTTCAATCGTAGGATTAGCACCCTCTTCTAACTTGTTTTCTCGTTGGCTTATTTCCTTTTTAATCATACCGCTAACCGATTCGCGGACATCGCCTGATAAGGGCATCCAGCCGTTAGCCTTGGAATAAACCGACATGAGGATACCAAGGACGCCTTCAAGATATACGGCACCACCGCGCTTCTGGGCATTCTTAACCTTATCCAAAAAGATACCCACCTCGTCGATCTGGTAATAAGATGGCTGGTGACGGGTAAGGTTACGGATAACTTCCTGTTCTGATTTGATCGTGGAATATACTGGCTCTTGAATGCCTACGACCTTGTGAATTTCAAAGGCAGCCTGTTGGATTGACTCCTTACCAGTACCAGACGCGGCCACGCAGAAGGCAAACACGTTGGAAGTCACGTCGCTCACATCGTCAGAATAACGCAGGCCAATGATATCCCCGATCGCAACGATGGCCGCGGCTACGGCTAGTTTTTCTCGCTTGTAACGGCATTGGTCGTGTATCCACTCCGCAACGGTTCCCACAAAGCCCGGTGGCCGTTTAAGGTCAATATTGGAAATGTCTATGTGCTTGGCTTGATACTCATCGACAACGGGCAGATCGTCATCGCCATTCGGCTCAAAGGTAACGGGTTGCACCCACCCTGCGCCCTCGGCGTAGTGGATCAGTGTTCCAAGGGTCACGGGGTTAATGGCTTTACCGAATGAGTGCCAGCGGCGTTCAAGAATGTCTCGGCCGGGGTATTTCTTGCCCTTGGATGACCAGTCATCCCATACGGCAAACCCTGTACCTAGGGTCGCATGATGGATAGCCATACCGCAGCGGATCCATGTTTCATGGTCGATATCGGGATTGATATAGGACAACATATCCGCAAGATCATCGTGTGATACGTCTACAGTCCCGGTGGGAGTATAGGCTCGATGCCGATCGGGTTTAGACAGGCCATGAATGAGTTCTGCGGGGGCTTGGTCTATTTCGGTGGGCGATCCCACGAGAGTAACATAAGTGTTACCGGAAACATGACGCGACCCCGGCCCTACAACGAAACCAGACGATTTAAAGTCGATACCGGGATAATCGGGATGGTGTTGGATAAGGGCTAGGCCCTCATCGCATTTAAAATATAGGTGTTTAGAACCACCGCCTGACCCAGTTTGGACAATTAACCCTGCGCCACCAATGGCGGGAACATCGGCCAATAGCCGCTCATATGATTCGACACCGCCATTGCGGGCATCCACATCAATAACAATAAGGCCGCGGACAAGAACGCCGTATCCGGTATCGAATTGGCCAACCTCTGCCATGACATCGATTTGATCTTCGGACCAATGGGGCGTGTGCTGCCAGTTTGTGGCTAGGGGGTGTTTGCCAACAGCATTGCATTTAGGATTACCGCACCCGCATGAGCCGTCCTTTTGGATAGGATGAAGCCCGAATACGCGGTAACCCGCCTCCCAAAAACTTTTCTGCATCTTATTTCCCTTGGAACAGGTAAGCCACTAACCGCTCAATTGTGGATAAAGTAGGATTTTTGTTCTTACCCGACGCAATAGAGCGAATCGTGTTCTCGTGCAGACCAGTCTGTAGGGCGACTTTATCTAGTCTACGATCGGCTAGGGCCGTCCGTATGCGTGTCAGTGTGTCTATATCCATCTCAAAGTATTCCCTCGCCACATTGCGTTGTTGACAATCACTCCGAATGGGTCCATTTGTCAAGGCGTAGAAGCAAGAGGAGTGCTCAATGAGCGTTTTAGATACGATAAGTAAACCAGCCGACAGGCCAGTAATTGCAACAATCTTTGGTAATGCGGGTATGGGGAAGACGACTTTAGCGGTCACTTTTCCTAATCCGATCGTGATTCGGGCAGAGGATGGCCTTCAAGCAATCCCGTCCATTCAGAGACCAGATGCGTTTCCATTGTTAACAAAGCCAGAAGAATTGTGGGATCAGCTATTTGCCCTCACAAGTGAAGAACATAATTATAGAACCCTGATTGTTGACAGCGTTACCGCTTTGGAACGTATGTTTATTCAATATGTCGTTGATACAGATCCTAAAAAACCAAAGAGCATACAGCAGGCAATGGGTGGCTATGGAGCGGGTCTTTCCATGGTTGCGGGTATGCATGCTCGTATTCGTAAGGCGGCAGGTATTTTGGCCGACAAGCGTAACATGCACACCGTGTTTATTGCCCATAGTGAGGTTGGTACGGAAAACCCACCAGACGACGAATCATTCTCAAAATGGGGTTTGCGTTTAAGTGGTAAATCTGAACCTAACTATGTCGATGATGTAGACCTTGTTGGGTATCTTAAATTAGAAACTTTTACGACAGGCGAAGGGGACAAGAAGAAAGCCATTTCCGATGGTACACGTATTCTTGTTTGCCATGCATCGGCCGCTAACGTTTCAAAGAATCGGTTTGGTATTTCCGAACCACTACCCGTGCAGATAGGCGTCAATCCATTGACCGATCATATTCCTGCGCTTCGTGCAAATAAGAAGGAGAAGGCAAATGGATAATTTTTGGGATTTAAGTGACGGCGAAGATATTACCAAAACTGGCACTCAGTTTGAGGTTGGCGGTGGTGACATTGAACCTATTCCAAACAATACCAATTGCACAGCCATTATCGATTTGGCAGGCTGGGACACTTACATGGATGGGCAGAAGTTTATCTCCTTACGTTGGTCAATCCTTGCGCCTTTTGAATTGAAGAACCGTAAGATTTTTCACAAACTATGGGTGGCTGATCCTAATCCTATGTGGGAAGGAGATGTTGATTCCAAGCGTGATAAGGCAAAACGTATGCTTGTTGCGATTGATCAAAACGCAGGTGGCAAACTTTTGAAGAGTGGTAAAATGCCCTCTGATGAAGCGTTACAGTTACATCTGACAAGCGTTCCTATGACAATCAAGGTAAAGACATGGGAAAGCAAAGATAAGACCGCAAAGGGTAATTATATTGCCTCAGTGGGACCAAAGAATAATGTCAAACCCGAACCCGTAAAGGCTACTCGCGGAATGATTGACGACGAAGTGCCGTTCTGAGGGGGAACGGTGCTAGTAGGGGGGAAGGTAGGTTTTTCGGGTCCTTTCATCTGCCTTCCCCTCTTTAACATGGAGATCAAAACATGAGTCAAATGGTGTTTACTGAGGCATCTATAACGTTGAACGATATTGTTTTTGATTACATGAAAGAATTTGGTTTATTGCCGCGGGTTCGGGAACTTTATGAACCAAAAACCAAAGCAGAAAAACGCGGTGAAGATTTAATTGAATCCTCTTACATTGAAGAACCTGATTATGGATCGGTCATTAAAGCCTGCCGTAAAACGGTTATGAAATTAGAAGATTTTGAAAATGAAGTTGTTACCAGCGATTTAAGCGAACAACGCGATCGGCGGCGTAAAATAGAAGAGATTATTTCTATTATGCACATCAGTCGTACCTATCCAGAAAATGCCATTAAAAGATTAAAACGGCTTCGGCCCCGGACGGAGAAAGCAAGTGGAACAGAGAAGTGAAGAGTGGTTTGCCGCAAGACGCGGACGCATAACAGGATCAGCCGTAGGGGCTATTCTTGGCTTGTCTCCATTTATGAAACCTGATGACGTCCTTCGTCGTATGGTACGAGAAAAATTTGATGCGCCGTCTGAATTTATTGGCAATGTAGCTACAGACTGGGGAACGGCTAATGAGCCAAACGCGATTGGGCAATACGAATTGGAAACTGGTATTAGGGTTATGCCAGCGGGGTTTTATACGCATGAGCATTGGTTAGGTGCATCACCGGACGGTTTAGTGGGCCAAGAAGGTCTTATTGAGGTCAAATGCCCATATAGTTTGCGTAATGAAAAAGCCCCAGTGCAGTTCAAGCCGCTTGCCATGCAGATGCATTATTATGCCCAGATCCAGATACAGTTATTTATTACGGGCAAGCCATGGTGTCACTTTTATCAATGGACGCCCACCGATTCACGGAATGAGATAATCTCATATGATGAGCCATGGATTAACGCGAACATGCCTGCACTACTGGCGTTCTATCAAAGATACTTGGTAGAAATTACGCACCCTATGCTGGCTGAGAAACACTTGCAGCCGCGTAAAAAAGAAAACGATAAACCTGAACTTCGCCAATTGGCTGCGGAGTATTGGGATTTAATTCAAGATATGAAAGCATCGGAAGATCGTAAGGCTGAGTTGCTTGAAAAGATGGTTGCGGCCGCTGGTGGTGAGCCTTGTTATATTGACGGCCATAGTCTTACAAAAGTGGAACGTGAAGGCGCAATTAGCTATTCTAAGGTTGTTAAAGATTTGTTGCCCGGTGTTGACTTGGAATCATATCGTGGAAAACCAACCAGTTATTGGACGTTTAAATAATGGGCAAGCGATCGGACTTTGAACGCAACCCGATGGACTATTACCCAACCCCCAAAGAGGCCGTATTACCGCTTCTTAAACATTTGCCAGAATGTGCGTGGTTTTGTGAGCCGTGTGCCGGGGCAGGGGTCTTATCGGCTCATTTAGAGGAGGCTGGGCATTTGTGTGTTGAGGCATATGATGCAGAACCGCAGGCAGATTGGATAGGGCGTAAAGATGCGTCATTTCTTACGGAAGAAGACGTGCAAGGGTGTCGGTTTATCATTACGAATCCGCCTTGGGAACGTGTGGTATTGCATCAGATCATCGAAAGGTGCGCGGCTTTGCGACCGACATGGTTGTTGTTTGACGCGGACTGGATGCATACAAGGCAATCGGCACCGTATATGTTAATGTGTGAAATGATCGTGTCGATCGGGCGGGTCAAGTGGATACCGGATAGCGAAGGTGCAGGTAAAGACAATTGCTGCTGGTACAGGTTTGACCGTCGAAACAGGTTACCAACTATGTTTGTGGGGCGTTAATGAAGTTTCCTGATAATATTGCCGTATATGGTGTCGTTGATTATCGAGGCGAGTGTCCGCGGGAGTACTTTGAGCAGAAGGCGTTTTTTAAACGAATCAGGATGCGGTATCCCGAAACATGGGGCAAGATTGCTTTGCATCCTAAGAACGAAGGTAAAAGGGAATTTCGCAAGGCAAACGCTGAGAAGGCAGAAGGTCTAACGGCGGGTGCTTCGGACATTATTGTCCCCGGTGATCCAACTTTTGTGTGTGAAATCAAACGTCAAGACCACACCCAGTCAAAGTGGCAACCAAATCAATTGGAGTATTTGCATGCCGCGCAAAAAGCAGGTGCGTGGGTCTGTATTGCCCTTGGAGCCGATGCAGCTATCGATGCTTTCGAGGACTATTTGGGAGACTGTTACAAAGCCGAGTAAACTAATTGATAGAGTTATGGATGGGGAGATTGAGTTATCTGACCAGTCTGGTCCGATTCAATCGGCGTGTTCTCGGTATATATATGAGGATGCCTGTAAAGTTTTGGATTTGCCAACCAAGGATGAGCGGCGTGTAGCCTTAAACAAAGTGCCAGTTTTATTGCGGCCACATATAGAAAAAGAGGTTAAAAAAATATGGGAATTGCGGAAACAATCGCGGCCTTCTGGGCTTTGGGACTTATGGGTTTAATTTTAAATTTTATAGTTTTGGAGATTATTCAAAGTGGTAAAGACGAACGTTTATTACAAAGGGAATTTAGTCGTGTCCTACACCATGAGGTTGAGTACGCCCTATGGCGGAACCGTCAAAAGAAGGCCTTTGCTCAGGAAAAATAAATTGAAAATAATTTTAGAAAGGGGGTTGCAACATTAATTCAGATGTGGTTTATAGATGTTGTCAGCGACGCGGTGTTGCTGCCTAGATGGAGATTAGATCATGAATACGAACCTCACCCTTGCAGACCAGTACGCCATTCAGTCCCTTGAGATCAAGGCAGGCGAAGATAACCTCAAGGTTCTTAAAGGCGCAGTTGTCGCTACTGGCGTAGACCATCTTGAAGGCGAAATGTACGACCTTTCCATCCACCTCCGCGCCAAGAAGGTCATTGACGAAGAACTCTTGTTCAATACGCACGGTGTAACGCTTAAGGACGTTGAGGCTCTTGAGAAGCTTTTAAAGTCCTATAAGGCTTGCACCAAGGACGATGCTGAAATGACCACAGTGGTCAACGTCAAAGCCAAACTAGCAGTAGCGGCGTGAGGAGGGGGCGATGTTGGACTTTGCATTCAATCTTTATTTAAAGCAGATGCCAGACAGTTCATTGGAATCAACCCGTGTGTTTTGGCGCAAGAAATATTGGGATGCCACAGATAAAGAAGCCTACGATCCTCGTCCTTGGATTGAGGTATTGGCTGACCGCCTTGAATTACAAATTAGAGAACAAATGAAAGAGGAAACAAAATGATGCGTACAATTTGGACAATCTTAGTAGAATACCAAATGCCTGACCGCACCATGCGGCGTAAGAACTACTTGATGTGGGACACGATGCAGATTGCAGCCCTTGAACGGCATTTAAAGGATGTTAATGGTAAAATTCTGCACCGTGTTGTAATGCCCATAATGAACTTTGATGAGGTTATGGAAGACATAGATGGTGAAATGTATCGTTTAGAAATGTTAGCATAGGGAGAATATATCATGGCAACACACCAAATAGATCATCTTAAAGAAGCGGCGGCTTATGAAATGGCCCGTAACATATATCAATATTGGTCAAACAAAGGATACCATATTGAGGCACGGGTTTATAAGATTAGAGGAGGGAAGGCAGAACATGCCGCTTATGGTGTAAAGACAAATTTAATTAACGGTTTGCCACCAGATCATATATTGCATAAGGAGATGTTTAAATGAAAACTGTTGACGTAGAAGTCAACGATATAGTTGTCATAGACTATGTGGAAATAGTGGTTCGGGGTCAGATAACCATTGAGATTTATGATCCTTTCAATTGGAGAATTTGTAGCGTAGGTATTGATATATTTGAAGATGAGTTTAAGCACTCTAATCAATCTATGTCGCCAATTATCCTTTGGAAAAAAGTAGTACCAGCACTAGCAGATAAATTAGAAGAACGTATTCAAACAGCAATAGTGGAGAAATAAAATGCGTAATCTATCGGAAGAAACAAAAATGAAAATTAGCAAAAGCATGAAATTGTTACATGCACAAAAAAAGGCAAAAGAGAAAATTGAAAAAATGGCTCTCGCAAGTCCACGCCGCGGACGTCCTCCCAAAATACTTAAATCAATTGTAAAGCCAGAAGATCCATTAAAGGTATTGGAAAGGGATTTGTTGTCATCCATGGGTGGCATGATGGCTTCTCGTGAACGGGACTTGTACAGGTATATCAGTTCTGAGTTTAACCACTTTATTAAATCACAAGCGTTCTCTGATGCCGTAAATTTACGGTTGGATTTTTATGGAACCAAGATTTTAGAGGCAGAATGCAAACGCATTATTAATGCAATTGAAACCCGTCCTCCAATGAGCACCCTTGAGCGTTTTAAGGCAGCAATTGATATATTGAGGGGCAAATGAAAGATACGGAACTTCACGATGAACTACTGGCGGCTGACATGCGGTTTAAGTGGGCCATGAAGGAGTTTGAAAAGTACAGGATTGAAAATGAAAGACTTAAAGAAGAAGTGGTTCAGCTTCGTCGATACATCGGAGAATTATCCAGAGAGCACGGAATTGAACACGCCTACATCAAATACTATGGAGAAGATTGAAATGATTATTACCAAACGCCAACGCACCCACGGGGTTTACCGAGAGCAGGCTGGATTTAGCCAAGGGCTTAAAGACTATTTAAAGTCTGGCAAAAATTGGGACGTACTGAACGATGGGCAGAAAGAAGCCCTTGAAATGATAGCGGTTAAGATATCTCGAGTGCTTCACGGGGATTATAACTATCGTGACCACTGGGATGATATTGTAGGGTACGGCCAGTTGGGAACCGAATCATGTCTGGTCAATATGCCCACCGTTACCATGGATCTTGAGGAGGCTATGAAAAATGACGGACAGTAAAACCAAAGAACATAAACTGAAGATTGAACTGGCCAAACATGCCTCTCGTATTCAAAAGATTAAGCAGGCCCAAGGGGGCGAAGATACCCGAATGAAAATAACTTTACCAACCTTTTCATGGGACAAGAAACAAGATGACAGGCTTTCAAAGTAAACGAGAATTGTCTAATCTACGTTGGTTGGGGCCATACGCCCCTTCCGATCGCCATGCAGATGATGTTACCGTTTCTGATATGGTTAGGTTGCGTATTGAAAATGAACAAATGCGTGATGCTCTTAGGCGTATAACAAAGTCACAATATAATGCTGACAGCAAAGACATCGCAAATGCCGTTCTTGATAAAATAGGTGATTGATGTGTGTAAGAAGAAAAGACTATACTGAGGTCCCAAAACCAACTGGTGACAAAGGCGATGTACCAACTACTGGGCAGATCAAGAATTGACCCACACGCACGATCCCGTGTCGTTGATCGAGATATTGATTTTGATTTATTGACACGGGAACTTCGCCTTATGAGACGGGACCATCCCCTATGGGATTTTTGGATAGAATTAGAACCAGAGGAAGAAGAAGATTATGAGGAAATACGAGCGAGTATTTGTCTGCAACCCGTCTTTCAAATTGAATCCTGACGAACTGGCTCAATTGGCAAACGAAACTGTTTATGTCTGCGATCGGCCAATGTTTGATAACCTTGCTACCGACAATTACATTCCTGATTTTGAGGGACGTATAGCCGAACGCATGGCAGATTTTGATCCCAACAATGACATCGTGGCCTACTATGGCGACAGTATGATTTTTGCCATGATGGTTATGTGGATAACCGGAGAATGGGATTCGTTTGACATAGCCAGATATTCAGCAAAGAAGTCCGGCTACGTCATTCGCAGATTGTCCTACGACAATTTTATTGTAGGGCAATAGGTTGTTCTGAAGGCGCAGATTCGGAGGCAGGGGCGGTTGCCGCTGCTTCTATCTGTGGTTTTGCCTGACCATGTAATAGATTAATAATATCTGCTACTTCAGCATACACGCCAGCGCCAAGATGTTTTAAAAGTGTATTAACGTGGTTTACAGTCAATTTAAGTTCAAGTTCTAAGTTTTCCATCAGATACCCCTATTTGCGATTGCAAGTGCCTTGGCAACGGTATTGTCGTCCAAGTTAAGTAAAGGCTCGGTTGCCTTATTCTGTTGTTTTTTAATCTTATCGACCATACTGATCAAGTCATTGGCTTTAGATATTGCGGAATCATTTGTCCGGCCGCCCGATGCGCGAGGAAGCGGTTCTACACCCATACCAGCAAGTTCTTCATCAATCTTGGTACCGTGAGCAATAGCCAAATCCTGCGCTTTAAAATAATCAGGAAGGGTGGCTTTGGGCTTTTGTTGTTCTTCTGATGGCGCGTCCGCAAGAGGTTGAACGGCCCGTTGAGGTTGATCAGCAGGTTGTTGTGCAGCCTCATTTTTACGTACGTCGGTGTAGGCAGTATTCATAGCTTGTTCAAAAGGAGAAGCCACCTTTGTAGCGGTTGATACCGCTGATGCTACAGGAGATCCAACGGCTCGTCCGGCATAATATGCAGCGTTACCCATAAAACGAGGAGACTGAAGAGCCATTTGAGCAGGAATACCAGCTAAATGAAAAGCGGCTCTTCCGGGATTACCATTCATAAGATGATATCCAGCGATACCAAGATTGGTTAAACCGCCACCACCCTCAATCATACGTTGTACAGTTCCATTAGCAATGAGTGGCCTAATTTGTTCCCCAGCAACAGCATATGGTTCTAATTCATGCCCAGCCCAATCCGTAACTGGAATTTGAGTTTTACCCGTGGCGTAGGCATTAAAAACGGTACGAGCATCTCTTCCCGGTTGCCCTGCTGTTTTGCCAGCTTGATAAGCTGTTTCAAATGCGGAATAGGGTTCACCCGTTGCAGCGGATGCTGCTGTTTGTGCTGCCTTTCTACCAAGATTGGAAATTCCTGAAACACCTTGAACAACGGTTTTAGTAGGATCCATAACGGTCCCTGCTAATCTTGCCACTTTTCCTATTTTACTTGCGTTGCCCAACATGGAACCGCCTTCGGTAAACGGAATTGCCGCTACACTTAAAACCGAAAACGGATCGTTATACATAGTGCGTTGAACGTTTTCCCAAGATGAGAAAGGCTTAACAACTGCATTTAAAACGGCTTGGTCTTTTATCCGTTGATTGGCTTTTTCCATACCCTCGTTAAACGAAGATGTTGTTTCGGGCGCAATAATATCTTTTGCTTTTGAATATGCGCCTTTTGCTACTTCACCTATATTAGAAGCAGTTTCACCCCAGTTCCAAGGGGCCAATGCGTGAGCCGTGCCAGCTAAATTTTCAACAAAACTAGGACCAAGGTTTTTTAATACACCAGAATAATACTGACCCCTGCCCATAGTAACTGGGTCTTGTTGTTGTTCAACAGGGGCGTCACTTAATGCTGCTGGGTCAGACATAGCAAGTCCTTATTAGTTTACGTTAAAGTAACGAAGCACTGGTGCTCCATATTTTTGAATAAGAGCAGCCTTATCATCGCGACTTAAATCAGCAGCGTCTCCGCTAGATAGAACGTTGTAATAATTTCTATAACGGCCATTAGCGTCTTTACGATTTGTTTTTTCATCAAACATGCGTTTGAGAATGTTTTTCTCAGCATCGTAATAAGCGGCGTTATAGTGTTTATTAAAGTTCTCAAGTGCTTGTTCGCCTGTATAACGAACTTGGTTCCCACCGCCGTAAGCACCTGCCTGACCCTTTGCAGAATCTTGCCATTGACGGAAATAGTCTTGTTTATCCAATTCACGTTGTTGCAGCGCCATAATATCGGCCATCAACTCTTTTCTTCCGTTAGGCGTATTAGCCAACGTTGGGAATCGAGCCATCATGGATTGTAGGGCTGCGTAGGATGTTTGATCTAACGCCTGAGCCGCTTGACCCTGAAGTAGAGCAGTAACCTTGTTTGCTTCTTGAGCAATTGTTAAATCTTGGTCAGATACCAGATCGCCTTTATATCCAGCCGCATGAGCAAGATAATTTATTTGTTGACCAATTTCCGATGCACGAGGACCGTACCAACCAGCGCCGATCGCACTATTAGGATCAAGACCAGAAAGAGCATAACCTAACGAACGAATATTTGGTTGTGCCGCCCGAACATTGTTTGTCTCCGCAGCTTGGTTTCCAAAGATATCCCGTTGCATAATTTTGTTTCTTTGGTTTTCATCCAATCCGCTTACATCTTTGGTAGCATCCAAAGCGGCATTTCGTTCATCTGCAGTCAACATGATTGGAGGCGTATTAACTGGTGCTCCTTCAACACGCTGTTCTTGCTGTTTTGCAACTTCTGGATGAGCCTTAAGATATTCTGCCGTAACCCGAGGATCAACGGATATAGCGCCCTCTGCAGATAACTTGTTAGCATCCTGAATGTTGTAAAGACCCATAAGGCCTGTCTTGGTATCAATACCGACAACGCTATCAACACCGTTAACGCGGACCACAAGGTTCTTCGGAATGTTAGAAATAGTGGAAACGGCTGCGGCGCGTGTGGCTTCAGTTTCTGCCTTGCTACGTTGCAATTGCGGATATGCGGCAGCAGCGCCTGCAAGACCTTCAAGAGCAGCAGCGCCAAGGAATGGACTACGAGAACTTGCCATAGTGCCTAAACCCGTTGCAATCGTACCCCAGAACGTAGAATCTTGTAGTTCTTTTGGAATACCTAACTTGTTGGCAAGATAATCAAAAGCACCCGGCGGATTTGCTGCCTGATTAGGAAGATATGGTTGTGGTCTTGGCGCAAGTCCACCTTCTTGATCAGGGGCAGCTTGATCCTCTGGTTTAGGAACAGCAAACTTACCACCTGTTGTATCCGGCGCTGTAGAGGCTGGCATTGCATTAGCAACAGGAACGTCGGCCATATTATCTGGTGGAACAAGACCAGCGGTTCTTTGTGGAGCCTGCGTATCATCTTGTGATCCAGCGCCAAGGCCTGCATTAAATTTACTTATGTAAGAAGGGACGGTTGTTCCAAGCTGATCTTTTGCATTACCTGCAAGGCCCCTTGGTTTACCAGAGAACCATACAGATGCAGCATCTTCTGGCGTTCCATATTGGTTTAGAGCCTTACCAAAGTGATGTGAAAAAACCTTGTCCTGAGCAGATGTATCCGACAGGAACTCTTCTGGTGTCATAGGTTTTCCAAGGGCCTCTTTGGTCCAAGAAGGTATGTTTGCGCCCATGACTTGATATTTGCCATATGCACGATCGCCAGATTTTGTTACTGGGCCAAGAGCATCATACTTATTGCTGCTTTCAATACCGCCAATGACAGGACCATACTTTTGAAGTACGTCGTCAGGCTCAACAGCGCCTTTGTCGGCATAGCCCGTACGACCGCCATATGCTTTAGGAAGCATCGCCATAATTGTCATAAGATCTTTAGCAGTCGGATCCTGCATCGTTCCCGGCAATTGAGACTGTTGCAACAATTTATATTTGTCAGCTTTGTTCTCATCTGGGATTGCTAATCCACCTTGTGGATCTTCAGAATACAATCCTTCGGGCGCAGATTCAGACACCGAACCATTTAAAGCATAGCCCGTACGACCACCGCGTGAATTTTGAGGTACATCTACATCGGCTAATGGCGCATCAGAAAGAGGTGGACGCTCGGGTGGCATCGGCGTTCCCGCTGGTGCAGGATTATTAGGCAATGGATTAAACAGAGCGGGATTTTGTTGCTTTAGCCAATCCGTTCCCTTTGTAAACGCTGCATTACCAGCTTCAAAAGCCTTAGTAAGTTTTTGAGCGCGTTCTACCGCACCTAAACCTTCTTCCAATGCACTTGGTGGCAAGGCAGGGGCAGCGCCGGGACTTCTTAATCCACCTACAGGAAGATTTCCTTCAGGCACACGTCCGCTTTTACCAATTCCCCCTGATAAATTACGAGCGATTGGAACGTGATGGGTATCAAGATTTGCATAGATACCTTGTTGGCGGTTAATAATATTTTGAATGCTGTTAGGATCATATGGATCGTAATCGGAACCTACAGAACTTCCATACCGATGAGGCTCACGACCACCTACATTGTATCCTTCAAACTCGTGTTCTGGGCCGACCAATCCACCTTGGGAACGAGCCGCACGAGCATAATCGACCGTTTTATATCCACCTGCTAATCCTACGGCTTCGGGATGTTTTTTCTCAACCTCATCGGCCATAAAACCAATATGCGTTTGTTCGCTATCATCGCCCTTATATTTGAAGGTATAAATTGGAAGACCATTATAAGCCGTGCCAATCTTTTTAATATCTTCTTTCAAACGACGATCGGAGAAAAAGGACATTGGTTGTTGTGTAACTGTGCTGGATCCAGAAAGAGCACCCGTTCCTTCTGCAATATTGGCCAAGAACTGCGCCACTTGGAATGGGTATGCCTGCTGCTGAAGGAATTGGTTATACAGAGCCGTATTGCCTGCCTGTGTTGTCTGCTGGCCAAGAGTACCAGCACCAAGTTGTGCTTGAGCACCTTGCAAACCAGCCTGCTGTGCGCCAGCGCCAAGTGTTCCTAATTGACCAGCAAGAGCGCCCTGTTGTCCAAGGCCAGCAAGATAGTTTTGCGCTGCATTTTGGTAACCAGTGTTGGCCATGTTGGATAGGACATTACCTGTTGCAAGGTTTTGCTGACCCATTAAAGCCGCTTGTGCGATATTACCCCTGTCGCCCCCAAACGCTCCTTGCTGAATTGTATTGCCTAAAAGTTGCTGTTGCTGCTGTTGGTTTTGGTTTTGCAAATAAGCCGCAGTCGCACCCATGGCTTGGTTTACAAATGGATTAAAATATCCAGACACACCTTGTTGAAAATTCTGCGGATTGTAACCTTGGTAAGCCTGTGCCGTTCCTTGCATTGCTGCGCTATAGGCAGGTTGAGCGGCGGCAGCCTGTTGGTTAATATTTCCAATTCCCGCTTGTTGCTGGGCATTTAATGGTGCAACAAAAGCGTTGGGGTCTGTGCTATATTGTTGAAACGGTTGTGTGGCGGCCTGTTGGGCCTGAGCATTGACCGAGTTATACCGAGCCAGTACCTCAGAAGGTATGCTTGTTTGCTGGGTAGTGGTTCCGGTTTTGCCGCCCATTTTAGTGCTCCGTTACGCGATCTTCGTGTCCTGTTTGGACGTTGTATAAGAAAAAAGCCCCCGCGGGAGGCCCGAATTGACGTTCGTACAGGCGAACCTTTGCCTCAGTACGGTGGTTAGAAAGAACACCAATGATAAGAGGAATACCCAAATCATCGGCCACTTTCTTGGAAAACTCACATAGCTTACGCGCACGTCCACCTTTTGCGCTGCGGAACTCAGGATCGACAAAGATAGCCTTTTCCTCAAGCATCCATTCATCAGAATACCACATCTGAGACGTTCTTAGAAGGACCGCCCCTTCAATCTTTTCACGGGGTTTACCAATGATGCCCACAAGGCCCTGCCATAGATATAAAGCAGGCTTGATCATACCGAGCATTTTTTCAGGGTTGACGCCCTTGATGCCGTTTTCTTCCCATGCCCGAAGGGCTAGGTCTAACATTGCTGATTCGTCTTCGGGTGTTCCAAGGCGTATTTTAAGTTCTTCGGCCATTAATCCCTCTTAGGTCCGGGTAATTTTTTAAGCGTATCTATGGTCTTTTTGCGATATCCAGTGACGAAATGATCAAGGATTTCATGCCCATGGTCAATATCTCCCCCGCCTAACTGGGTTACTTCCTCTGGTGTTATAACATACTCTCCACCTGCAACCACCACTTCAACAGGGGCGCGTCCACCCGATGCCCGAGCACCGTAAGGTTTACCTTGAGCATATGGCATTCCTTCGGGGGAATAGGGTTGTTTTTGTTCAGAATATGGCTTGGTTGAAAACATGCGCCGAGCAATCTTAAACCCTGCCATGGTATTACCTTCACCCATAGATGAAATAATGTCGGCCGGGATGACATATGATCCCGAATCAAGTTTGGTGGGAAGATGGTCGGTGCGCCCAGCTACTGGGCTATGAATTGGACCTTTATGAGTTAATTCTGCATGCATTGGATAATCAATTGAAGAAATATTTAAATCAGGTTTGCGATAGTCCAACGGACCCGTTCTTGTTTCCGTAAATTGATTAGGTCCGCCTTTTGCTTTTCCCGATCGAGCCATATTGAGTGCTGCCGCTACCGCTTGATCATGTGGATGCCCCGCATGGACCATTTCGGAGATGTTATGGCTAATTGTTTTTTGAGATTTACCCGACGTTAATGGCATCACGAATATCCTACAGAAATAATTGATCCTGTTCCCGGTACAAAATAAAGACCCGTAGCAAATGGTATTTGCACTTGATAGACACCGAGCGTGTTGGGAACAGCGTAAATACGAGAACCGGAGGCTGCGGATGTGGCATCGTAAAGATACCCTTGCGTCGATCCGGCTACAATAACGCTAACAGTTGCTACCCAACCTGACGAGGATTTAATTACCGAACTGGCAGATACTTCTTTAGTCGAATAAGATCCGGCGTGGTTTGTTAATAAATTCACGTAAGAATTGATTGCAATAACGCCGTTTTTTTGGGTAGTGAGAATATCGTCAAGTGACGCCATTAGAACCTCCCATCCAACTGATAACGGTATTTAATTGCGCCAAGGCGCCAGAAAGTATTTGTATCGGTTGATGATAGAGAAAACGACATATAACGCGCCCTAATGCGACAAGAAACGTACTCTGTCGATTGCGTCATAGGAAACGTAACAGAACTAACCGCACCGGATGGTGAACCAGAATAGTAACTGGTTGATGGCGAGGTGGCTGTGTCAGTGGCATAGTTGGTATAATAAATAGTCAAATATACGGTGGCGTTTGTATTACCACTATACGTACCCCACTTCATATCGGGCCATATCTGATCCACGAAAACAAGGTTATCGGCTTCGTTCAGTTCAAAATAACCTGTTTGGAAAGACGACTGCATGCCAGTTGTTTGACCATTATAGACCGCATCATTGCCTACTTCGTGCTGATAAAGCCAATTATCAGAGCCAGCACCAATGGGAGGCCCAAGCACAGATTGATCAATCCAAGCAGTACGACCC